GTCTGAGCTACGGCTGAAGGCTGTAGAGAGTGTTATGGACCGTATTGGTCTAGCTAAGAAGCAACAAGTAGAGGTCACTAGTGAATCCGCTATCCCTCTGTTTATCCTACCTGAAAAGAAACAGGTAATAATTGAAGAGACGTCTAATGACTCGTAAACTACAAAAATTTGGTACTGATCAGATTGAACACGATCCTCTCGGTACTGCCGGTACAGCTGTACAACTAAGTGCTTTTCTTGAGGGTGCTCTACCTTCAACTGGTGAAGTTGTAGCTACTAAATTCCAACTAAGTGCACTTAATACTGCTCCTGCTAATGCTACCGATACTGGTACTGCTGGTGAGATCCGTATTGATGCTGACCATATCTACGTATGTATTGCCACCGATGTGTGGGAACGCGTAGCAATTGCGACCTGGTAATAGAAATCATGGCTACTAAGAAGAAAGTAGAGAGAAACCCTAAAGTAGATTGGCTCGCTCCTGATAGAGTAGCAGTACGTAAGCGTATGGCTAAAGAAGCAGTGCACCGTACTATCAAAGGAAAGAACTCTCCTGCCTCTATCCAGAAGCAGATTGATAAGCTAGTCAAAGAAAAGGAAGCTCTCGCCAAGAAGCGTGTAGCTCGTTCTAAAGCTGATGCAGCTAAGAAAGCTAGCAAAGCTAAAGCTAAGAAGAGTAAATAGAAATGGCTAAGAAGTCACTAAGTAAGATCCAAATTGAAATGAATAACGAAGCTAAGGCTGGTGTTACTCAACGTGAAACTAAGCGTGCTAAGTCTGCAGCTAAGAAAGCTGAGAAAGAAGCTCGTGAGATGCAGGAATTCGTTTCTGCTGAAATGGAAGGTGAAGTGTAATATGATGATGCCTCATAATAAAATTGCATCAGAAATGGGTGCAGATACTCCTAACCGTATGCCTACTGAAAAAGCGTCTATGGAAGAGATGATGATCCAGAAAGATATGGGTTTCCATCCTACTGAAGAAAATATGCACAGTAAGTCTTCTATGACAACCCTCCCAGAACATCCGCGTAAAGGAATGTAATCATGGGTCGTAATACAATTGATCAACAACATGCACTCTACGATTCCCCTATCGATGTAGTAGCTAATACTTTGGTTATTCCTAAAATAGATAAGAATCTAGAAAAGCACTATATTGGTGTACGTTACTATTCAGCTGCTGATGGGACCCCTGTCACTCCTACTGGTGGTACCGTAGCTATCCAAGCTCTTGATGAAGTCACTAATCAGTGGACTGCCAGTGCAAGTACTCTCACATGTACTGATGTCACTGATAAAGAAACGATCTCTGCCAATGTTACAAGTATCCGTGCTGTACCTACAAGTATTCTGACAGCTACACACTGGCAGCTATTCAGCTCCAGCAACTTGTAAACAAAGGACAAAGATTATGTCTCGTAATACAATTGAACAACAACACGCGCTATACGATTCAGCGATTGCAACTGTAGCAACTACCTTGACTATTACAGGTATAGATGCTAACCTAGAGAATCACTATATTGGTGTACGCTATTATTCTGATGCTATCGGTACTCCTGTCACTCCTGGTGCAGGAACTGTAGTTATTGCAGTACTGGATGAAGCCACTAATCAATGGACCGCTACTGCTGCTGGTCTTGATTCTACTGATGTAGCTGATAAACAAAACTATGTTAGTAATATTATTAGTGTACGTGCTACACCTACCGGTATTACTACCGCTACTCATTGGCAGCTATTCATCTCGTCTAACCTGTAAATAAGGAGATATAGATTATGCCTTTTACATACCCTACAGATCTCGTTAACACCCGTGGACTATCTGGTGATAACCTCGGTTGGAGAGACCTGATCGGAGATGTAGCTCCCAAAGCTACAGGTGCTGGACGTGCTACTCTTAACGTGTTCCAAGGAACTACTGAGTGGTTTAGTTTTGCCGCTGGTGATCAAGGTGGGATTGTGTTTCACATCCCTCATGATTACGCTGTAGGTACAGATATGTTCCTGCACGTACATTGGTCTCATAATGGTACTGCTATCAGTGGTACCTTTGATATGGCTGTGGAAGCACAGTACGCTAAGGGCCATCAGCAAGCTGATTTCAGCACGCCTGTTACTTCTAATATCGCAGTCGCTGCTCTGGACCTTACCAAGGCTCCGCAGTATCGGCATCGTATTGATGAGGTCCCACTAAGTATTGCTGGCGGTAGTGCATCTACCTTGGATACTGCAGACATCGAAGTAGATGGTGTGATCCTTATCCAATTTGATATGACGACTATCCCTACTATCACTGGTGGTACAGGTGAACCGTTTATCTTCACATTGGATATTCACTACCAATCAGACCGTGCTGCTACTTTGAACAAGGTACCGGACTTCTATGTCTAAGCTAAGTGCTCACTTTAATCGTAAAGAATTTGAATGTAGCTGCGGCTGTGGCTTCGCTACAGTAGATGTAGAACTACTTAAGGTTCTAGAAGAAGTACGTGAGCACTTTGGTAAGTCTACGACAGTTAACTCTGCGGCTCGTTGTGATCTCCACAATGAAGCTGTTGGTGGTGCTACTGGAAGTAAACACAAATTAGGTATTGCCGCTGACATCACTGTCAGTGGTGTATCTCCTAGTGATGTGTACGACTATCTTGATGGTGCCTATCCACTAGAATATGGCCTAGGTAGTTACAACACATTCACTCATGTGGACGTTCGTAACACGAAGGCTCGATGGGGAACTAACGTATGATAGCATTAATCACAGGCGTTGTTGGTAAGATCGGTATGTCTCTTTTGACATCCTTCCTCACTGAGAAGGTCCTAATGAATTTGGTATTCAAGTTGCTGGAACGAGTAGTGAAGAGTACTGATAACGATGTTGATGACCAGCTGCTGAAAGATGTACGTGCAGCCTTCCGTCAACAGCAAGAAGAAGAATCTAAATCTAAATAATGGAGAATACCTAACATGGAAATGTTTAAGAAGATCATGAACATCATCACTACTATTGTGCCCCAGACCCACATCGTCGTAACTAAGCCTAAAGGCGCTTACGTTGTTGTTGTCACCCGTACTTGGTTAGGACGCAAGTCAGTACTTACTGTTACTTGTAAAGAAGCTGTTCAACACGATCTAAGCCTGCTCGATCTACTGTAAAGAAGGAAGTGTTATAAATGCCAACCGGAATCAACCCCAGAGATGTACAGACATCACAACCTATTAACCCGTTGAAGGTTACTAGCAACCGTGTAGTGTCACCTACCTTAGGTGGTGCCGGTAATTCTACATTCAATGTAGAGCAGCCAATGGCAGCGCTTAACCCTTTCATAGACCGTACCACACGTGTCCCATCTACCAAGACTGGAGACGTCAAAACTATTTAGGAGACCCGCATATGGACACCTCCCCCAAAGAAGTAACGATACCTGAATGGTATTTACTTAACCCACAGATAGAAGCAACGATTGAAGCTTATGTGTCAACTCCTGTAAGGAAGTTGAACAACATAGGTACTGGATATACCTGGGATGGAAAGAGCAACCACTGCCTTCCTCACAGAGAAGCCCAGCTATCAATCATTAAGCTTCTAACAGAAACACGCTTCGGCGGTTCCCGCTCTCTCAGAGATGCAATGGAACAAACGAACGCAATGCTAGCGTCACACGACCTACCGCCAATAGCTACGGCTGCAGGTATGAGTATCATCTTCACACGGCTCGAGAAGAAGCTGGGTGTCTTTAAAGGTGAGAAAGGCAGTGAAGAACGTGTAGCACAGATCAGAAAAGAACGAAGAGAGAAAAGGAAAGCGGAGGGTAAGAAATACCCACGTATTCTCACTCGTGAAAACAAAAAGACAATGGATGCGCAGAAGAAGCTCACTCAGAAGAACAAGGACTTGTTACTACTGAAGGAGAAGGAACGTAGGCTGAAGGCTAGTGTAGCACGGAGTGCAGCTAAGCTTGGTCTCAAAGGAGACCCTACTAACCACGGTGTAGAGGAAGAGAAGGAAGCAAAGAGGAAACGTATAGTACCTAGCCAGCTTGATGCTGACAAGTTACCAGACGAACGCCCTATCGCCTTCTCCCCTAACCCTGGACCTCAGACTGAATTCCTTTCTGCGGATGAAGATATAGTGTTGTACGGTGGTGCAGCAGGTGGTGGTAAGAGTTACGCGATGGTGGTTGATCCACTGAGGCACGCACACTTACCGAACCACAGGGCAGTCATTGTTCGTAAGACAATGCCCGAACTTAAAGAACTACTGGATGTAGCACGGGACTTGTACTTCAAGTACGACCCTAAGGTACGTTTCAGAGAGAACCCTCAACCTTCTTTCAAGTTCTCGAGTGGTGCTGAAATTCAGTTCCGCTTCTTGGATAGACGAGAAGATATGTTCAAGTTCCAAGGTATTGCATATACTTACATCGGCTTCGATGAACTCTCACAACAAGCAACAGCTGAAGGTTTCAACTATGTACGATCCAGACTACGGTCCGCTACTGCTGACGGGGATGATGGTATTAAGTGTTACGTTCGTGCTACTGCCAATCCTGGTAGTATGTGGGTTTATGAGATGTTTATTAAAGACAGAGAGCCTAATAAGGCCTTTATTCTCCCAGGAACAGAAGACACCCCGCACCCCACAACAATAAAGTTTATCCCCGCCAAACTCGAAGACAATCCTTATCTATCTCGAGACGGCAGGTATGAATCGGTACTGCGAAGCTTAGACGAGACGCTACGAAGACAACTCCTTGACGGAGACTGGTTAGCGTCTAGTGACAATATGTTCACAGAGTTTGACGTCGAGCTTCACGTTACAGATCCATTTGAAATACCAAAGCATTGGAACAGGACTGCAGGATTAGATTACGGTTATAAAGATCCTTCAGCAGCTGTGTGGTTTGCAACAGACCCTAGTGATGGTTCCATTGTTATCTACGATGAATTCGTCCAGGCTGGTTTAACCGGCAGGGAATTCGCCCAAGCTATCAAAGAGAAGGAACAGTATGAACTTGTCACTGTTGATCATCCCATTGATTGGTCTATTTATGCTCGTACTGGGCATACAGGTCCGACAATTGCTGAGTCAATGCTCTCGGTTCAAGGCTTCCAGATTAGGAAAGCAGATAAAAATAGGGAAGCAGGATGGGTGCAAATCCACGAACTCCTCAGACGAGACCCCGTAAACGGGCTTCCTAAGATAAGAATACAGAAACAGTGTAAGAACACCATCAAACAATTGATGAGTGCTAAGATACACGTAACCAAGCCCGGAGATATTAACCAGGCACGTAATTCAGACGGACACTGGGACCTACTCGATGCCTTAAGGTATGGTGTAATGTCCAGACCACGTAGGATGACCTACGAAGATGCTCTGCTGAGTGCGAAGTCTAGTAATTCTTGGACTAAATATAGAGGCTACTTCGAATAATATGGCAATTAAGGATAATGAAAAGTTCCAGAACCCTGGACTTCTAGCGAAGACCCAGATGAAGGACGCAGGTGTAGAGTTTACTGCACAAGACGCTATGGACAAAGAGTTCAAGATGTCTAGTCTGTTGCAAACTGCCCGTAATAAGGTAGAATCTGCTAAGCTTAACCGCTCAAGGCAGGAATCGCAATGGTTTAAGAATACTCAAGCCTTTAAAGGTATTGATACTTCCAAGTTCCGTAACTCAGAAGAGACCGATGTCTACTTACGGACCACTGCAGTGAAGACCCGAGCAGCATATTCTCAAATTATTGAGGCATTGCTGTCTGATGGACGCTTCCCAGTTGAAGTTACACACACTGAGGTACCTTTTGGTATCAGTGAATATGCCCACCTCTCTAGCGAGATGGCTGAGATACCAGATGTAGAGATAGAAGAAGAAGAGAACCAAGCTGGAATCGGCTTTGCCGGTGATGGACAAGATCTCATACCTGGCGCTACCTTCGCAGACCTCGAAGAAGGTAATGCATTCCTTGGTGGACTCGAAGAAGAGCTTACTAAAGAAGATGGTACGACTCCTTTGGCTGCAGGACCTAGTCGAGATGGCTCACCCCAGATCGCATTAGCTAAAACAGCAGCCCGTGCTCTCGATAAAATTATTCAGGATCACCTTACTGCCTCCAAGGCACGTACTGTGCTCCGTAAATCCATCTTTGAGTGCTGTTTGCTCGGTACTGGAGTGGTCAAAGGCCCCTTCAACGTCGACAAGAAGCTCCCACGGTGGGTTACAGACAAAGAAACAGGCAAACGTACCTACGAACCTGTTGAAATTACAGCTCCAATGTTTGATTCCACGTCAATCTGGAACCTTTTCATCGATCCTAACGCAAATGTACAAGAAGATGCGGAGTGGATGGCGGAAAGACACCGGATGACCCCTGCACAAGTCTTCGAATTGAAGGAACGTCCGCACTTTAAGGCGAGTGAGATCGATTTGTTGGTAGCAGACGGTGGAAACTACGTTGAAGACAGCTATGAAGCGCAAATCCGCGGTAATCAGACCGGATCAGAGGTACATAGCCTCTATGAAGTGATTGAATTCTGGGGATACATGCCCGTCTCTGAATTAAAGGACTACGGTCTGAAAATTCCAGAAGATGCAGGCGATATGGTGCAAGTAAACATGTGGTACTCCGGTTCACGGGTACTTCGGGTAGTAGTTAACCCATTCTTGCCTCAACGTCTACCATATTTCATCTTCCCTTACGAACAACGCCCATATGAAATCCATGGTGTTGGTGTTCCAGAGGCGATGGAAGACTCACAGAAGATGATTAACGGCTTTGCACGTCTTGCGGTGGATAACCTCGCACTGGCAGGCAACGTTATGATGGCTGTAGATGATTCTGCACTTGTCCACGGACAGTCAGACGATATCTACCCAGGAAAGATCTGGCACATTGTCTCAGGTACTAACGCGGCGCAGGCCATTCAGGATATCAAATTCCCGAATACTGCACCCGAAAACCTCCAGATGATGCGTGAATTCCGCCAACAAGCGGATGAAGCAACAGGTATTCCTAGTATAGCTCACGGTCAGACAGGTGTTAGTGGCTTCGGTCGCACCTCTAGTGGCATGTCAATGCTGCTTCAGAACGCTAGTTTGAACATTAAAACCGTGATTCGCAACTTAGATGACCACTTATTTAAGCCTATGGGTCAAGCCACAAGTCAATGGGAAATGCAGTTCTCTGCTAGACAATACCCTGAGATCGTCGGTGACCTAGAGATTAAAGCAACTGGTTCTCAATCGTTGCAACAAAAAGAAGTACGCTCACAGCGTCTTCAAACCTTTCTGCAGATATCAGCCAATCCAGCGCTGGCACCACTCATTAAGTTTCCTACGGTACTTAAAGAGCTGGCAGTGTCAATGGATATGGATCCCGCAGAGATTCTCAACAATCCAGAAGAACAACAGATTTACGCAGCGTTGATGGGCCAGCAGAATATGCAACAGCCACAACAAGCAGGCGGACCTGTTGGACCGGATGGAGCGCCACTACCAACAGACCCAGGCTTTACTGGGAATGATGCAGGAGCTGGAAACCCAGCTGGTGTAGGTGGAGGTATCCCTTCTGAGTTAGCTCAGTAAAGGAGATTATAAGCTCATGGATATAGAGAAACTAAAACCTATTGTTGGTAATCAACACTGGTATCTCTTCGAGAAGTATATTGAAGAAAGGAAGCAGGATTACGTCGCACGCTTAATCAATGAAGAGCACGACAAGAATGCTGCTGTCCTCCGAGGACGTTTGAAAGAACTCGACTATCTTTCGAACCTCGCCTCGAGGATCTTTCCAAAAAAATAAACCGTAACTTTAACACTCTGTTCACAGAAGCTCCTATTATTAAGATACCTTCCGTGACTCTATGCAGAACTAAAGGAGATCACTAACGTGACAACTGAAAACCTTATCCCACGTCTGGACGCTACACAAGTAACGGACCCAGTCGAACAGAAACCTACCCCAGCAACTGAGGTTGAACCACAACCGTCTGTCGAGACGACCGAGGTGACCAACTTAATGCCGGGAGCGGATACTTCTAGCGAGGGCGTCAATTGGGAAAAACGCTACAAGGACCTGCAGTCTTTTCAAAGCAAACGTGAAAACGAACTGCGAGATCAGATTAAAGGATTAGAAGCTGCTGATTCATCTTTCGTGGCTCCGACCACACCAGAACAGATGAACGCTTTCAAGGGAGAACATCCTGAAGTTTACAACATGATGTTAACTCTTGCTCACCAGAAGGCTTCTGAGGCAACTCAAGGCATCAGTGATCAGCTCCAAACATTTGAAGAGGATCGTATGATGACTGAATTTACCGAGGCACAAGCTACAATCAAAGCTACTCACCCTGACTTTATGGAAGTGGTGCAGACAGCTGAGTTCCAAGCTTGGGCACAGAACCAGCCGTTGCAAGTACAGCAGTGGATCTATAACAACCCTGATGACCCCGATATGGCAATCATTGCCCTTGATCGGTATAAGGCAACTCGAGACGTAGCGGCTGCTCAAGCAGCACAGACTGCACACCTCGAAGAGCAATCACAACAAACTCAAGCTGACACACAAAGTGCAGCTCAGGCAGTAGGCTCCTCATCTGCACCCATCACTAAAGATGGTGTGAAGATCTGGACCGCTTCTGAAATTAAGGCTATCCCATCTGGTGACTGGTCTAAACATTCAGAAGATATCGATAAAGCCTACTCCGAAGGTAGAGTCAACTTTAGGGCCTAAAATAATTAGGCTCTCATCTAACTATTTATATAAGGTATATTAATAATGGCAACTGATAACAGCCTATTTAAAGGCGTCGGTACAACCAACTTTGACAGCACTGATACTGGTGACTGGCTCGCAACGATCTTCTCTCGGAAAGTTCTTGACTTCTTCAAGAACGCTTCTGTAGTAGAAGGTGTAACTAACAACGAATACCTGGGCGAGATCGCTGCCTATGGTGATGCCGTTGAAATCATCAAAGAGCCAGTAATCAGTGTTGCTTCTTACACTCGTAACTTGGCTACTATCGATACCGAGCTGTTGGACAACAACCTGGTATTGCAAATCGATCAAGCGAACTACTTCGCATTCAAGATCGATGATCTGGAAACCAAGCTGGCACACGTCAACTGGAAAGAAATGGCAACTACCTCTGGTGCATACGCACTACGTGACAAGTTTGACCATGACGTTCTTCAGTTCATGGCTGACAGTGCAGGTACTTACCTGAACGACGTAGCATACGCTAACGGTCTGGACATCGGTTTTGGCAGTGGCGAGACTAACCCTCTTGACCTGTTGAGCCAAATGGCCCGTACCCTTGACGAAGCTAACGTTCCAGAAGAAGGTCGCTACGTTGTAGCATCTCCTAAGTTCCTGGAAGCTATCGTTAAAGCCGGTTCTGACTTGCTGTCTACCGATTACAACGATGGTGCAACCTCTCTGAAGAATGGCCTGGTAATGGCTGCTCCTCTGCGTGGCTTCCGTATCCACAAGACCAACAACTTCCCAACTTACGCTACCACTGGTACTGTTAAGACTGGTAACGAGATGCTGGTAGCTGGACACATGAGCGCTGTTGCAACTGCATCTGCAATCACCAACGTTGAAACTATCCGTCTGGAAGGTTCTTTCGGTGATAAAGTACGTGGTCTGCACGTATACGCACGCGGTGTCGTACGTCCAGAAAGCCTGGTCGTAGGTCGCATCACTGCTTACGGCAGTGTTGACGTAGGCGCATAGTAATCTTTTAAAGATTATTATTAGCTAAACGAGAAGGGGCAGGTGGCAACAGCTGCTTGCCCTTTTTTTATATCCAAATTTTGAGGAGCCTTTAGATGGCTAAAACTTATTTAGATATTGTGAACCTCACGCTACAAGATGCGAATGAAGTTCAACTAACTGAGGCTAACTTTACTAGCTCTCGTGGACTCCAATCTTTTACAAAGGAAGCAGTCAATCGTGCATTAATGGACATTGCTACTTCTACTCCTGAATGGAATTGGTTGAAGACAGGGACCGCAAGTTCCCCTAACACTGTCGCAACCGTCGCTGATACAATGTGGTACGAATTCAAAACCGTTATCGCACCTGATACAGCATACTCAAGTATCGACTTTGATACTTTCTTCATAGACAATGGTACAGATACATACGATAACCTACAAGTTATCTCTTACGATGAGTGGAATAACCACCTCCGTGATACAGATGAGAACCCGAATGATACAGGCGGCCGTCCTAAGTTTGTTATCGAGACTAATGATAGTAACCAGTTCGGACTATCTCCAGTACCTGATGATGTCTACACAATTTCCTTCCGTTCATGGGAAGACGCAAACGTTCTAGTTAATGCGCTAGATACACTACCGTTTCCTGATCGTTATTATAACGTCCTTGTAGCACGTGCTAAATATTATCTGTGGACATTCAAAGAGAATGACTTCCAGACTAGTATCTCAGAACGTGACTATAGAGACGGACTTAATCGAATGAAAGAACAACTTACTACGCCTAAGGGCCGTAAGTTCCGTCTAGTATAAAGAGGTACGACACATGCCTAGTGAAGAACATACATCTCTAGTAAAACTGCAAGGTGGACTAGACACTGTTGCTGACCGAGTAGCTCTCTTTGAACAACCAGGAAAGGCAGTTAAGATGGTTAACTTTGAAGGAGGTATCCGTGGAGGGTATCGCCGGATCAGTGGCTACACCAAATACAGCGAACTCACACCAGATGGTGTCGGTACATCGCCTGTTGTTGGTGCTAGGAGTTATTTTAACGGAAGCATCGCTATACAAGGCGGTGATATTTATTTTAGTCAAGATGGCACTTCCTGGCTACAAGTGAATAAAGATACTGGAGATACCTTTGTAGATGAAGCAACTCTTATAGGTCTCTCTGCTCTCTCACGTACAACTACTGATGACGAGCATTATGAATATGCCGATTGGCACAATGGTACTGAATCAGAATTATATTTTGTGGATTCGCAGAGCGTAAACCCTATCGGGCGTCTTGTTATACGAGATAACGTAGGGACTACAGAGTATAAATACCAACACGCAGATGAAACTAATTGGGGTGTTGGTAACGAACGTTTCCCTACCACAATAGAGATGCATAACGAACGCCTTGTTGTTGCTGGCAGTGCGTCACATCGGAATGAAGTAGTGTATAGTGACCTCTTAGAGCCACTTGATTTTATTGGCGGAGGTGTAATAAACATTGCAGATGATGTTGTGTGGACAGAAACTTTCCGAGAGAACTTAATCATCTTTGGCAAGAGTTCCATTAAAGCCGTCGCAGGCCTAGGCGATCCTAGTCTACAAAACATCGAAGCAATCACTACAAAGATTGGATGTATTGCTGGTGGATCTGTACAAGAAGTAGCAGGTGGACTAATCTTCCTAGCACCCGACGGGTTAAGAACAATTGCAGCTACTCAAAGGATAGATGACTTTGAGCTAGGCACATTAACAACTAATATACAAGATGAGATCCTGAGAATTATCAGAGATCTCGATGAAGGTGCATACGCAGTATCTACTGTGGTGCGTAGTCGTAACCAATATAGGCTTTTTGCCCATAGACACGATACCACTGATACAGGTATTGGTGGAGTTATTCGTAATATAGACGGCGGAAATATTAATCTTGAATGGAACATCTTCCAAGACTACCCCGTACACTCTCTCTCTTCGGACAGAGATGTAGATAATGTAGAAAAGATCTTTCAGACTAATAGCGATCCTTTTGTTTATTTGCACGATACCGGCAGTACCTTTGATGGTATTAACATCATAGCTTACTTCCAGACACCAGAAATGGTGATGCAAGATCCTAACTTCCGTAAGACTCTCAGTACTGTTGAGGTCTACACAGATCTTGAAGGTCCTGTAGACTACGCATTCAAGATATTGTATGACGAGGATTTACAGAACGCTTCGTTTCCTGGACTATATAGGTTAGACACTACACAACCTATCGCTGTTTATGAAATATCAGAATACAACAACGCCACTGCTATTTACGATGCAGGTAATGCTCGTATTAACAGGGTGCACGTACAAGGGAGCGGACGCTTCATTTCTCTAATTTTTGAATCTCGTGGCGATAGTGCTCCTTTTACTATCCAGAGCTTAAACATATCCTACTTCCTAAACGGTAGATTCTAAGGAATATTATGACAGATTATACACGACAAAGTATTTTTACATCCGGTGATGTAATCAAAGCAGAACACGGCAACGCTGAGTTCGATCAGATTGCTGCATTTGCTGCACAGGCTACCGGACACAAACATGACGGTACTTCAGGAGAAGGTGCATATGTACCTACTATCTCCGACGCAACTAATACAGATAAAGTAGAGATTGTTGCAGGTGGTGCTAAGACAACTGGTACTCACCAAGTAACAGGTGCTCTTGCAGCTGATGCTGGCGCTACAGTTACAGGTAACATCATTGTTACAGGTACAGTAGACGGACGGGATGTCCTTGCTGATGGTACTATTCTAGACTCGATTGTAGCAGGTACAGGGCTTGATGCAGTAGATATTATTAATACCCCTGCAGGGACGATAGAGGCAACAAATGTTCAAACTGCTCTTAACGAGTTGGATTCGGAGAAGGCAGCATTGTCTGGTGACACTTACACTGGAGATGTTACTGTTCCTAATCTTATTACCGCTGGTACTGTTGATGGAAGAGATGTTTCGGTAGACGGCGCTAAGCTAGATCTTATTGAGGACAATGCTAAGGATGATCAGATTGCTTCTGAAGTAGTCTCTTCGGCCACTGGTGCTATCGTAGCGACTAATGTACAAGCAGCTATCGTTGAACTGGAAGCTGAGAAGGCTGCACTCTTAGGTGCTACTTTCACCGGTAACATTACCGTACCTAATCTTATTACCGCTGGTAATGTTGATGGTCGTGATGTATCTGCTGACGGAGCTGCATTAGATAGCCACATTGGTTCTGGCGGCGGTGCTCACTCTAATGCACATCCTGCTGGTGCAGGCTTTATGTCGGCTTCCGATAAGTCTAAGCTAGACGCTATCGAGACTGCTGCTACAGCAGACCAGACAGATGCAGAGATTAAAACTGCTTACGAGAACAATGCAAACACTAATGAGTTTAGTGATGCAGAACAAACTAAGCTAGCTACTATCACTGGTGCAGTTAACGGTGCTATGTCTAAGTCTCGGTTCTTCGCCCA